CGAATTCCAGATTTGCGCGGGCGTGGCCGTCTGGCCTTCGTTCGCGCTGTTCTTGCTGCCGCCGGCGACGATCACGTAATCGAGATCGAAGCACTGGGCGAGTACTTCCTCGGTGATCTTGCCGACGCGGGTGTCGACGAAGCCGGAATACTTGACGAGATCGATGATCTTTTGGCAGCGCCGCAGATTGCGGAAGCACTTGTAGCTGATCACGAGTGCATTGGGCCAGAGGCCGCTGTTGTCATAGACCTTGCCCACCGCGCCTTCGATATCGCCGAGCGGATCGGCCGTGGCGACCGTGCTCCACGCCACGCCGCCGGCCGCTGTGAGCGAGCCACCGGTCCAGGTCGTGGTATCGAACAGCGTCGATGACCAGCGCTTTTCGGCATTGCACAGCACGACGTTTTGCGCGCGTCGGGCGGCGACCATTTCCGCGTCGAAGTAGTTGGCGTACATCTTCGATTCGCCGTCATCCACAGGCTCTTCGGCCCCGTGCTCTTCGCACGCGTAGCCGGTGGAGGTGAAGGTAAACTTCCCGCGCGAGTACCCGGAACCCGGGGCGCGCTTGGTGTCGCGGTTCTGCAAGAGCTGATCGAGCGGGATCTTGCCGAACACGCCCGCTTGCGAAGCGACGTCGAGCACCGGCGCAACGCGGGTGCTGATGTACTTTTGCTTTTCGGCTTCGACGTCGAAGGCCTCGAAGCTGGCTCCGAGGTCTGGCCGTTGGGTGGAAAGCGCTGTCGAGGGACTCGGCATCGAACGTTCCTTTCGAACGTATGCAAGTCCCCGTCAGACCGCGATCGCCGGCGGGTAAGCAACCGCCGGCTGGTAAATTGTGAAAAACGTGGTTTGGTGGATTACAGGGCGGTATCGCCGTGCGAATTGTACATGAATTCAATGATGTCGCCGGCCGCGGTGGCGACTTCCAGCGCGGTGCCCATCACGAACCCGGTGGACGTCGCGGCGTCGTCGATCTTGCCGGAGGCCTGCGTGCTAATTTGCGCCGCTCCGGCGATGGCGCCCGCGGCGATCCCCTTGTGGGTGCCGGCGGCGGTGCGAAGCTTTACGTTGCACAAATCGCCAGCGTTGTAGGTGGCGTTCTGCGCGGTGCCGATTTCCTTTTGGGTCAGTCCCGCCACGGAGACTGTGCCGTCCGAGGCCAGCACGACGCGCGCATACTGCGGGATGGCCGCCGAGCATTTGAAGCCTTTGTAATTGCCGTCGACTTGCTGCGACATGAAAAGTCCTCTCGCGCGGGGGCGCGAAAAAAATGGGGTCGTGCGGTCATCCGCGCGACCCCCGTTTCGAGTCAGCGAAAAGGAACGGCTTCTCTACCCGGGGAGCTTATCCCCCAGGCTTAGCCTCGAATGAGTTGTGCGAGCGGATGGCCGCTCGACCCGGTGTTGTTCCTGTGAATGGTGAAAAAATACTTTGGGTTGCGATCGATTAGCGCCGCGCCGGGCGAGCCTCTTCGGCTTCGGCGACCATCGCATCGGCGAGGCCCGGGTGGGTCGCAAAAACGGCCTTCGCGGCTTTCGCACGCGGTTGACCTTTGGCGACGCGATCTTCGATCGCAATGCGAGCGAATTCATTCGCGCCGAGGTCCGACCAGGCGGCGCCATCGGCTGCGACTTCTTCGGAAGCGTTTTTCAGTGGTTGGATGCCACGCGCGGGCGCGGGCTTCTCGGGCTTCGCGGCAGCCGCAGCGTCGGCCTTGGCTTTGAAATCGTCACGCTCTTTGGCGAGCGCTTCGTTGGCCTTCGCCATTTCGCCGGCATGGGCCTTGAGTGCTTGCGAGACCGTCGCGCCCTTTTCGAGCTGCGACAGGATGAAGGCGTCACTGGCACCGACGCAATTCTCGCGGAGATCCGCGATCGTGGCCGCGGCGGGCTTGAGTTCGCCAGCGACAGCGAGTTCGGCGGCATTGTCTTTCGACATTGGTTTTCCTTTGGAGGAAGGATTATTTTTTCGTGTGGCGGCGAACAGCGCCGCGTAGGTGTCGTCGATAGTTTCGATTGAATCCACCAACCCGAGCTTTTTGGCGTCCGTCCCTTTGTGGACCCGGCCATCGGCCAGAGCCGCAGCGGCTGCGGCGTTCATGCCGCGACCTTTGGCGATCGCGTTCACAAAATCCTGACCGAACGAATCGACCCGGGCTTGCAGCTCGGCACGTTGCTCATCGGTAACCGGTGTGCCGGGCGTCCCCGCCCCTTTCATCGCGCCGAAGCGAATGACTTCGACTTTGCGGCCGGCGGCTTCCTCTTCTTTCGAAGAATCGACCGCGACAGTGAACACGCCGATCGAACCGACATACGTGGTGGGCGTCGCGCTGATCCGCGTGGCCTGGCTGGCCAGCCAGTAGGCCCCGCTGGCTCCGAGATCTTCTATGAAGGCGAAGACGGGCTTTTTGCTGGCGGCGGTGGCAATATCGTTGCCGAGGTCCGCGGTACCGGCGACGGTCCCGCCGGGCGAATCGATGTGGAGCATGATGCCGAGGACGTCGGGGCTGTTCATCGCAGCTCGCACCTGACGTCGGGCCATCACCATGCTGGTCCCGGCCGCCATGCTCGAGTAATGCTTCATCAGCGTGCCCGAGAGCTCGATATGGGCGATGCCGTTGTCGTCGACGTAAAGGTCGCTGCCGCGGCCACGGCCGCCGCCGGCTGCCGCCTGCTCGCCCGCGTGCTGCTCAAGATGGAGCTGCAGATTGATATTCTTGGCCCGCTCGAAGAGCGCCTCGGCACAATCCTCCCGCAGTGCCCAGACGCCGAAATACTGGTCGAGGTACGGGACGCCGGCGAGTTCGGGGCCGAAATTAAGCGGCAGATTTAGCAGACTTGGCATTCGGTTGTTCGCCGGTATCTTCGGTGCCTTTAATTTGGACGGTGACGCCTTGCGGAGTCGGCAGCGGAGCGAGATCGCGCCAGCTCACGATGTCGGTACCGGCGAGCTTAAACGAATCGTTGAGCTTTTTGGCGGCGGCGCAGGCCTTCTTAATGGCATTGCCGCGGTCTTCGATCGTTTCGGTGTAAATTTCTTCCCATTCGTTGCCACGCTCCATCGCCAGGCGACGGGGCGAGCTCTGCATATTGGCGGCCCGCAGCAGGTCGGTTTGGGCATCCTTCATCGGTTCGATGTAGGGCCAGCCAGGCGTATGCCAACGATGCCGGAAATAAGTTTTCCCCAGCCGTTCGCGGGCCGCGCGAAGGTACGGGTCGTGATCGGCCCAATAGTTCACCTTGAATCGCCAGGTGGGCCGGTGAAAACGAGCTTTAAGGATTCGCTGATTGTGTCGGAAACCCAGCCGGGCTTGATCGACGGCCCCGCGGTAGCCCGAAAAATTCGTTTCGCTGGCGTCCATCAACAACAGCACAAGCGGCATCCCGAGGTTGATGCCGATGAGCGTCATGATGAGACGGGCGTGCGGAAAGAATTCGGCCGGCGGGTTGTTGGCATTCCAGGGCGTAATCGTTTCGCCGGGATTCGAAACCAATTCCGCGCCTGGGGCCAGCGCCTCGGTGCGTCGGCCGCCTACCGAATCGAGCATGTCGCGCGTGATGCCCAGTTGGGCCAGCATCGGGTTATCTTCGAAGAAACCCTTCTCACGCTTGCGAACTAGCATCCACATCGCGTTGAGCTGGCACTTCAGTAAGTGCGCAAAGTTCAAATCGCCGAACATGCCGGCGGTGACGATGATCGGTGCGTAGGCCGTCACGCCGCGGGTTTGCGTGATTCGCTTGGGCGAATAAATGTGCATCAACTGGCGCTCGCCCTCCCGGTCGCGGAAGTCGATGGGGCGCAGGTCGCTCACTTTGATGCCATTGGCCAGCGGGTCGATCGGTTCTTTGCTGAACCAGCCGCGAAGTTTCTCGCGCGTGTCTTTATCGAGCTCGATGCCGTGGACGATATTTTTTGTCGTGCGGCTTGGCTTGCGGCAGCGATGGGATTCGATGAGCTGCGTCGTGCCATTGGGCATGAACGCGCCGAAGCAATCGCCGGGTACCAGGATTTCCCGGCCGACCATGATTTCCTGTTCGTGGAACGTGAGCTCGCCGGCGACGTCGCATAGATCCGGCTCCTCGCATTCGTCGGCCCATTTATCTTTGAGATATTTGTCGACCTTGCGATCGCCGGTGTTGGGGTCGGGCGTGAGTCCGCTGCCGATCCAGTTGATGACGGCCCGATCGGTGACCTGGCCGAGAATCGGGTCGTTGCGGTACATGTCGCGAGCGACCTCGCCCATCCACAGATAGTCGGATTCGCTGCGGTAGTGGTAGTCGGCCCCGGCGCCCATCACTGGAACGCCGCGGCGACGGCGTTGAAAGCGACCGCCGCGCTTGGCGGCTTCGTAATCGCAGCGCTCGTTTTGGAGCGATTGGCTGATCGACAGCGGTTGCCCGACTCGGCTCATGGGTCAATCTCGCCAGCAGGGGTCGGGAACGATTTGCCGGGGGCCGGCGGCGTACGCGTTGTAAGAGGCCAGCCAGGCGACGGCCGCCTTGGTTTGCCGTTCCAGAATTTCGGGTTCGAGCTCGACTTCCTCGGCCCGCGAAGATTGCGAGCTGCGGCGGAGCGCGAGCGACAGCAGAATGCGGCCCGCCTTGATGAAGATGCGGGCGCGAGCCGGGTCGAGAAGCAAATCGTAGTCGGAATAGTCCTGATAGATTTTCAGGTTCTCGCCGTACGACAACTGCGAAGATGGAACGCGATCAGTCATGCGCCAGAGGGCTCGGGGGCTGGGGGATCAAACCACCAGCATCGGCGCGAAGGGGCGCTTTTTGGCCAGCTTTGGCCAACATTTGGCCAGGGACGTCGCCAGAGCCGCTAGGCCTTCGCCTGGCGATAACTAAGCGTCGGCAGCGACACAGGATCGAATTTCATGGCCCGTGGCTTTGACAAAATGCCAGAATTCGAGAGACGACGTTTGCGGGCAGGTCGCGATGTAAAGCGAGTTGAAGAGTTTCTGTCTCCGCAGTAGCGGTTGACCGCCACGGCACGCGAGGATCGACAATTGATAATAACCGCCTGGCAGCCTCCACCATTCGACGGCGATTTCGACGCCCTGCGCGTGAAGCGTCCGGTAAAGATCACGCGGCATCTGCGGGTTATTGAGAAGTCGAGTCATTCGAATATTTTAGCGAAGCTGGCGGGCAATTTCTGCGGCGATGTCGGCCGGGACGTCCCAGAGACCTAATTTTCCTGCGACAGGAATCGGCGTTTCTAGGCGGCGTGCGTTATCGAGGACCAGGCAGCGGGGTCCGAGCACGTGCTCGTGATCGGCCAGCCATTCGAATTCGTCGCCGGCGAAACGGCGCTGCTGCGATTCTTCGAGCGTGAGACACGCGACGACGTCGACGACGCCCACGATCGCCGAACAGGGCAGCGCGTCGAAGTCGACCCCGAACGCGAAGGCACTTGCGCGGAGCGATTTGCCGGAGGCCTTGCCCGCGTGAATCGCGAGCTGGCCCCGGAAGTGCGTATTCCAGGGACGATTCTCGACGCGCTTCGTGCCCGCGGCGACGAGCTCGGCCCAATGACGATGGAGCGTGAGGGCTTTCATGATAGGCGATCGTTAGATGGTAAGTGCATAGGGCCAATCTGACCAAGCGGGGAAGAGCGCTTTGGCAATATTCTCACGTAGTCGCGTTCCGCGCCTGACAACGTCCAGTTGTTCACTGTCGTGATCGCGGCCGTCAACAATTCCGATATAGGCTCCCCAGTGCTTTTCGCCCGAAGATGGTATCAGCGTGGCGACGGCGATAATATTTCGATCGAGGGCGTGATATTCCATCGTCTTTCTCCGTGTCTCAATGGTGAAAATTAAAACGGCACCGCGTTGCGTTTCGCCATGCGATGCAGCATGGCGATTGCTTCGTCGACGAATCGATCTACGGCCGGCAGGCGCTCGTGGGGCGTCGAGAGCCAGTCCCACAATTCGCCGCATTGATCGCTCCACTCGGGATATTCTTCGGCGACACTGTCGGCAATCACATCGTAATTGCGGATCGACGTGTAATCACGTCCGCTGTCTGCCAGGCGACCGAGCACGTGGTCGAACCCGCACCGCCAGAAGGAATGGCAGCCCTCGCTGCGGCCGTTCCAGTGACAGTAGTTTTCCCAGGCGAGGCGACGGGCACCGTCCATTGTCTCGCGTTTTTGAAGCGCTTGGCGACGTAGTTCGCGGGCACAATCGAGAACGTCGCGCCAGCGGAGGCCCAGCTCACGCGCTTCGCTGCGATCGTCGGTGGCGTAAGTCGTGCTCATGCAATGAATATCGAATACCGGTTGATCGGTGTCGGGTGAAAATTGGGCCCTGCCGGCTAGAGGCTCCCGAGAGCGCGCACGGGCGGATCACACCGGCAAAGGCGGGAGACGGGGAAGAATTCTGGCGGAATTCAGAAAATAATTCCGCGGGCCATGCCGGCACGATCCGCCGGCGAAAGAAAACTACGCGGCGACGAATCCATAGCGCTTGCCGACGCGCTGGGCGAGGACGTCGCCCGATTTTTCCATTCGCTGCAGAGCGCGCGAGACGTCATCCAGGGATAATCGCGTGCGACCCATGATGGAGCGCTGCGTCCGCAGCGGGCCGCCGGCGGGAATGACGGCGAGAATTCTTTCGACGATCCGGTCGCCGAAGATCCGCGGCTTGGCGGCGAGCATTGCGAGCGCGTTGTCCCGATCCATTTTGGGACCGATGTATTCAAAGCCCCCGGTGATTCGGCCGGCGCTCACGCGGGCGCTGGCGTTGATTTCTGACGCCGTCGGCTGGCGTCCGTGGCTCTTGGCCCAACTCTTCGCGAAGTGGCCTGTCGTACCCATCGGGGCGGCCATGCCGAAGCGCTTCGTGCGCCATTTCGGCGAGGCGTTGCGGTAATGAATCATGCCCGGGTGCGAAGTCGTGCTGAACGCGCGGCCGCCGGCACCCGTGAAGATCGAGGCGCACAATTCGCTGAGTCGGTTGCCGACGCCGATGCCCTGGAAGTCGGGCAAGACAACGGTGCGATGCTCGCGCATGTCGTGAGCGCGGCGATTGCGCGTCATGCGGTGAACCCACGAGCTGAACGCCACGGGCTCGTCATTTAGGAACGCGACGAAACATTTCGCGGCGGTCGACAGCTCGTGATTCAGATAGTGATGCCGGCGGAAAAGTTGCCACGCCCCGCGGTGGACCGGAGCGATCGTGAGATGGATGGCCGGTCTTTGATGAAGACGCCCCTCGGGGTGAAGCCACCCCCTTGCGAGCTGCTGGCTCGCCATGTCGAGAACCCAATCGGGTTC